AAGTCAGACATAATTATTTAAAAAAGTTGTTTAGGAGTTGATTGAAAAAGGCATTAAATGTGATCTTTTTTTCTGTACAATAATGATCTATTTTAGCCTTTAAATTGTCATTGGTTCTAACACTGTAAATGTT